GTATAAATTGCACTTAAATTTCTGCTGATTTTGTATCCTTACTTAATTGTGCATCAGTTACTGCACCTTGTGATTCTAAATCATCATCTAAAGGAACATCACCTAAATCTCCACCAGTTGGTTCTCCTGTAATTGGGTCAACTGCGTTTGGATCTGGAAGTATACCATCCTTAATTTCTTGTTCAATTTGATCATCAATTTCTGCTATTTCTGTATCAGACTGACGAAGAACTTTCTTACGAAGATATTCAGTTGAATAATACTTACCAAGATATGGTTCTACAGTTGCTGCAAGACCTAATCTTTCATTCATCATTTCAGATTCTTTAAGTTCTGCAAACTGATTATCATATAAGAAATCATATTGAATATGATCACTCATTCTTTCCCATTCTTCTGGTGTTACAATATTTTTAAGAATTAATTGAGTTTTAAGAATATCATGGAAGAGTCCACTAAATCTTTTTCTCATTCTTCCTACAAACTTAGTAAATTTAAGTTCATCTCTTAATATTTCTGATGAACGACCTAAACTAAATCCACTATTATCTGCTAAACGAGACTCTGGAACATTCAAAGAACGGAAAAGTTTCTTTTGGAAATACTCAACATCAGTAAGTTCTCCTAAGTTTTGTCCGCCAGGCAATGTAGATATTTCAGTTCCACGACCACCTTCTCTACGAGGAAGCCAGAAATCTTCCATCATTGACATGTATTTCTTATCGTCACGAATCTCACCAGTATTTGCATCGTAAGTTAGTTTGTTACGATATCTCGCCATGACTTCACGAAGATATTGCTCTGCTTTTGCCTTTGGTAAATTACCAACATCAATATAGAATATTCTTCTTTCTGGAGCTCTTGACAATCTATAAATTACAAGACTATCTTCAATCATTCTTAGTTGATTAAGTGCCTTGATTGCTTTCTGTAGATAAGAAAGAACAGTTTGTTTATTACGATCTACTAAACCTGATGTGCAATATGCAACGGCATCTTTAGCAAACTTAACTGCATCCTTTTGTTGTCCTGTGACTGCAACAGAACCATATTGATTTTTTTGATATGAATGAGGAGTGTATATAAAATATTCTGTTAAACCTTCAAAATCTGCATTTAATGGATCATTACTAGCGCCTGGATTATTGCCTGGCGTATATTGAATCGCATTTGCACCACCTTTTTTCTTTTGTTCTCTTACATATTTAATTTTAAGAGCATCAATATATCTAAGTTCTTTAATTCCTTCCTCTGGTTTTTCTAAATCTATGACTTTGTGATAATATATTCTTCCATCTACATACCAATTACGAAATATTTCATGTGCTTTTTTATCAAAGTCCAGCATTTCTTTAATATACTGAAACTCTCCACGAATAAGTTCTTTAATATTTGGCCCTACGTTTAAATTTTCAAGATCAATTTGTATTGGTGAATCATTTTGATCTGCAACTATCGCTTCGCATAAGATATCTTCAATCGCAGAATCAACTTCGGGATGAAGTGCCATCTCACGATATCTACGAATTAAATCATATTCTGTTTTAAATACGCCCTCTACATCAAGATATTGCCCATAAAATCCAGACGCCAAATAGTAGTCCGCACCGTCCTCATTGTTTTTGGGGACAGGCGAAACTACTGATGGTGCTGATTTCTTATACGAATCATCAATCGAGAAACCAAAAAGTTGTGCCATTGTATAATTATACCTTTACTGGTATTTATATTATATCTTAAAGTATGATAAAAATCAACTAGATTCCAGCAGACACTACTTCATAAAATAGGTAGTTGAATGTAACTTGAAATTCTTCAATCTGATCTGTTGCACCAAAGTCAAGAGGAATAGAACTAACTGTATTAGGATAAATTCCCTCAAAGTTATAAAGTCTTAGAACTTTTTCTGGATCGCCAGGATTTGTTCCCTCTCTACTTAGTTGTTTAACTTGAGCGGATCTCTGATAAACTTCTGGACTAATTGTACCTTGAGCTGTCTGTAAATCATTAATTGAGTTACTCCATTTCTCCATCGCATCTCTAATTATAAAGTCAGTATCATTAATAATAGTCACTGTCCAAGGATCAAAGGTGCGGTCTCCAGCAACAGGGAGAACACGACCTCTATATGGAACTGGAATATTACCTAAGTTTGATGCTGGTATCTCAGCAGCCTTAACTAGAAATGGGATTTTATCAGATACATCTGTTAAATTTATTCCCAATTCTTCTGGAAAAGCAATGTCAACTTCAAATAAGTTAGCTCTTGCACCACCACCAGATAATCTAGATCGAAACTCTGTTATGTTTCTTTGATTAAACGTTGCCATTTTCTTTGTTAACTCCTTTTGTTATTTAGATGGACTTAATTAAACTCGACCAGCGACTTCAGAGAAACTAACCCCTGTTCTTGTCGCAACGAATGTAAGACCGATGAAGTTAATAGAGCGAGCTGGTTTGATAAAGATATCGCACTTAAACTCATTCGCATCAATCACATCAGGTGTATTGTTTGTTTCATCACAAATAACTAAGAAGTCTGTAATACCTCTTTTCGCTTGAACTCCACGAAGGAATGGTTCAACGATATTACGGAAGTTTGCTCTTGTAATCTCATCATTAAACTCAAACAACTGAGTTCTTGCAGCAATCTCAATTCTTGCTTCTAGGTTCAAGAATAAACGACGAACGTTAATTCTATCGAAAGCAGATGCAATTGCTAATCCTGTTTTGTCACCAAAGAGAACGAATCCAGCGCCAGGTGAGAATATAACTGGGTTAATTCTCTTAGTATAGAGTGTGTCTCTTTGTACTTTATTTGGATTGTATGCAAGTTTAACTGCATTTAATATGTTTCCTCTCTGTGAACCAGCTGGTGAGAACCAAGGGAACTGTTCCTCAGATGTTCTTGCCATCAATCCAGCAATATCACCATTTAATGGCATAAACTGGAACTTGTTATTAAATCTATCAAACTGATACTTATAACCAGAATCAAAGACTGCGAAAGATGATGATGTAATTGGATCGTAGAACTGAACAACGTTGGTTGTTTGTGTCTTCGCACTTGTTACATTAACAACTGTCTCTCTGTTTGGAGAGATAACTGCAAGACAATCCTTTCTTTGTTCTGCAATTGCAATTAATTTATTTGCTTTTGCTTGTGATTCTGCTTGACTACCTGTGATGCCAGGGCCATTAAGTAAGAAGTTAACTGCATACTCAGCTTCGTTCTCAAAGATTTCATAACCGCCCATTATGTTTCCAAGAGATGTTGAGTAACCACCTTCTGTACTTACACCAGAATAATCCTTACCACCTTGTAGTTCGTAAAGTATATTACCACCAAAGTTGAAGTCTACATCCTGTGCATCCTGACTCCAAGTATTATCTGATGTTGATGATGGAGTAAATGCAGTTATGATACCAGATGCAATAGATCCGTTTCCTGTTGCAATTCCAATAAAGATGTTGTTAGATCTTTCTGAAACATGATCTTTATAATAGATCGCATCTCCAAAAGAGTTCTTTGCATCATCTGCCTTTGATAAGAATGTAAACTTCTCAAGGATTGCACCTGTTGCTCCAGATATTTTTCCACTGTCATCTATAACAACGATATGAAGTTCATCATTTGAACCATTTCTTGCTGCGGAATATCCACTAGTGCCTGGTTTTTCAGCAATCTCTTTCCACTGTAATGCACCATTCTTTAACTGAATGAACTGATTGTCATACCAATCATCAACTTGGAAGATTGTTGCACAAGTTGAAATACCAGCATCAGGGTTTGCGATTGTTGAAGAACTACTTGAAAATAGAACGCCAGGGCCAGGTAATGTGTTACTTGTTTTTGTTCCTGTTGTAAATGCGAAGATTCCGTCTTCTGTGTATGTTACTGGGAAAATTGTTCCAGCAGCAGAAACACGATTTGCAATCTTAACATCAACTGTACTTGCACCAACACCAGTAACAACACCTTGAATATATCCGTCTGCGGTTGATGTTGTGCCAGGGCCGACGATTGTTCCACTGATAGGTTGTGTAACCGCCATACCAACAGTAACGTTTGCTACTACATGAGGAGTAACATGAAGTTGTTGGTCTGCAGCACCGTCAATATATGCAACTTTCATTCCGTTTGCATAACTGCCTGGGTTTCTTGCAGCTAATCTGTATGTAACAGCGTCTTCGTAATTATTTTGATAATCTTGGAAAGACTTAATTTTAAGACTTGAAGTTGATCCAATACCTGTTGGATGTGTTGTAGGCATACCACCTACGTTTGCGTTATTTAAACTTGCACCATCTGCTCTAACGACTCTTAATATACCACCATACTGTAGATAGTTTGATGCAGTGTACCAGTACTCATACTGTCTATCATTACTTGATGGTTTTCCAAAAAGATCGATCATATCTTGCTCATTCTCAATAAGCAAAGGTTCTAGGACAGGGCCTCTTTCAAAAGGGCCTACTATCGCACCTGTCTGATCACTTATGGAGTCAATTCTACCAACCGTAAGGTCAACTTCCCTAACCTTAACGCCTGGAGATACTAAACCTATGCCAGCCATGTTTTTCTCCGAAGTTCCACATTGTTTTACTAAATTTATTTATGAATTGCTACCTCTCTAAATGGGGAAACATGACGTGAACACTACCAATCAGGGTAAATCTCTATTATTTCTTTTTTCTTTCTTCCCTCTGTAACTCTTTT